ATTGTAAATATTTTTTTTATAAAACAACTTAAAATTATTCTGTTGCCAAATAGTATAAATATGGCAACGGAATCTAGTGAAAATAGTGAAAAAAACGTCCCAAATTTTTCGTGCGAATTTTGTGATTATAAATGCTCTAAAAAACAATATTTGTCGCAACATAATAACACGCAAAAACACAAAATTGCGTTTGGCAACGGCGTTGCCAATAGTGGCAACAACACCGAAATAACCAATAAATTGTTGTGTAATTGTGGAAAGCAATACGAAGATAGGTCTGGACTTTGGAAACATAAAAAAACTTGTACTTTTATAAATGATAATATATGCGCGTCAGAAAATATAACTATAAAAACGCCGCAGGATAACCCTATGGAGATTATTGTAAGTTTAATAAAACAAAACCAGGATTTTAAAAACTTAATTATGGAGCAAAATAAACAAAATTTTGAGCTCCAAAAGCAACTGATTGACATAAGCAAAGATCATAATCAAAATATTACAAATAATAATTTTACTAATAATAGTCATAATAAGACTTTTAACTTACAATTCTTTTTAAATGAGACGTGTAAAGATGCGATGAATATGAGCGACTTTATTGATTCGTTAAAACTTCAGTTATCCGACCTAGAGTGTGTAGGGAAACTTGGCTTCGTTGACGGTATTTCCAACATTATCATAAAGAACCTCCAGGCATTAGATATAGATAAAAGACCTGTCCATTGTTCTGATTCAAAGAGAGAAACTATGTACATAAAGGACCAGGATAAATGGGAAAAAGAAGATGATGATTTAAACCGGATGAAGTCAATTGTACGGTCTGTGCGGGACAAAAACATCTCTCTTATTAATTCTTGGAGAGACTTATATCCAGAATGTTTATTAAGTAATTCCAAGAAAACAGACCAATTTAATAAGATTTGTATGGAATCCTTTGGAGGCGACCAGGGAACTAAACAGCAGAGAGAGGAAAAAATAATTAGTAAAATTGCGAAATCTGTCGTAATTGATAAACACGAATAATTTTAACTTTTTTAGCTTTTTCATTTTTAATAATGAAAATAAAAAAATTGAAATACTTTCGTATTTATTAGAAAAATGTATGAATAAAATATTAAAGAAAATTTAAAAAATTAAAAGTTAAAAATTAAAATTAAAAGTTAAAATGTCGTTAAGTGCTAATGGAAATTATTCTGTGTATATTCCTACTATCAAAAGTAGTTATAAGTCACAAGACATCGGATTATTATTTTGGAATAATAAAATTGGAGACGTAACCCGCGTAGATTTTGCTCAATTTAAAGATGCCGAAAAAAATGAATTTCGTCAAGCATTCGTTCATTTTATCCCTCTTGAAAGAACTAATTCAGTTCTTGAAGCAATTGAACAAGACGGTAAATACAAGTTTCATCCTTTAAACCAATACTCACTAAATGAGTATTGGTTATTTCTTAAAAATAACGCACCTGTTGAAGAAACTGAGCAAAATATACACCAGATTGCTCACAACGCCAAGTTAATGGAAGAGAAGACAGCTCAAATGGAAGAGAAGACAGCTCAAATGGAAGAGAAGACGGTTCAAATGGAAGAGAAAATGGCTCAAATGGAAGAGAAAATGGCTCAAATGATGAAGAAAATGGACATCGTAATGGAACTTAACGTAACTCTTACTGGAATCGTTGAACTTCAAAATAATAATATTGAGAAGATGTCATTAGCCGAACCGATTTATGTGAAATATCCAATTTATGTGAAAGAAGAACCAAAATTAGCTGAGGAAATTTATGTTAAACCTGAGGAAATTTATGTTAAAGAAGAACAAAAGGTTGATGAGGAAAAAATTTTGGCTCAACAAATCGTTGACTTAAATAACGAGATTAATTCAAAGCATTTTAAGCATTATGAAAATTCTCCACTTGGATTAATTAACCCAAAACAATCACCTAATGAAAATACTATCCACCACTTACATTCAGATGGAGTTATAACTTATCAAAAAGGCGGAGACGCATATGGTCAAAGGTCTGAATTTGTTTGTACCGAACGATTAAATGGACATCAAAAGCTGAATTTTAAATTTGTTAAAGAAGCTGAATATACAAGTTATGTTATTCTTACTAATAAACAATGCAGTTACTATAGAGGAATTATGGCAGAATTAATTTATACAATTAGTTAAATTGTAGGCTTCATGTAAAGAAAAATAGGTAAGTTATTATATATTATTAAAATTATACTAATCTTGTTTTGTATTTGTATTTTATATATTTATTTAGGATCTCAAAAAAAGCAATTGGAGAGAAAGAGGTAAGAATTATTATATATTTTTTGTTTTGTAAAAAATATAAAATTTGACTTTTTTGACTTTTTCATTTTTATTTAAAAAATAAAAAAAATTGAAATACTTTTTTATTTTTAATATAAATGTATGAATGTAAAATATCAAAACAAACAAGTTATAAACTTAAAATATAAACTTAAAAATAAATTATTAATTAAAAAATGAACGTAAATGTTAATTACGAAAACGAAGAGACCTATGAATTTAATGGATTAAATGGGACTAATTTTGGTAACAATTCTTTTAAGATATTAAAAGAATATGCTACAGATAATAGACTTAGTTTAGACGATGCTGTAATTTACATACAGTCGTGCCACTGTTGTAATCAACAATTTAAACAAGACTATGATTGTTTATATAGAAACGGATACTGTAGTGAAGAATGCGAAAAAATTGTTGAAACGAAAGAATGCTTATGTTATTATAAGTATACAGGTAAAGAATGTAAATTATGCGATGTATCTCAAGGCGTAGATAAGGTAAGTTATTTTAATGAAAGATACGCAGACGGAATATCCAATTTTGATGAAGTCCAAATAGAGCAAATTAAAGAGTATGCCAGGTTTGAAAATTTAACCATTACTGATGCGGTTGAGTATATGTCTTCGTGTCATTATTGTGGCAACAACAAAATCAAGATGGGAGATAATTATTGTAATCAGAGATGTTTGGAATTATCAGAAACATTTTGTTATCCTTGCTTTCGTGGAGAAGATTGTAAAATTTGTAGTGATGTCTCATACCAAAATCAATATAAGGCCCTCTGTTATTGGGGCGAAGATTGCTCTAATTGTAAAGAATATTCAGGTACAGAAGAAGACCGATTTTGTTGCGAATGTGTTAATTGCGAGAAACTGATGACAGACCACGAAGGATATACTTTTGAGAATGGTGAATTATATTGTAATTTATGCTCTGAAACTATTGCTGCTGTTGCGAATTCTAAAGAAGAAGAAGTCGAAAAAGAAGCTGATTATAATAAAAGACAACAAGAATTAATTAATAACTATGAAGCAGACTATTATAAAAGAGAAAAGGAATTCTTTAGAAGCTATGATGGTGTTCAGGATTACTATTTATGGCTTGAAGAACAACAAAAAATACATAAAGATGACCCTGAATTCCAAAAGAACCTTGATTTGTTTACTTGTGGTAGTATGTATGGTGTATACGACTTTGACCAAGACGAATGTGACCAAAATGAATGTGAGAAAAACGAAAACAACTGCTTATGGACAGAAAAAAAAGAAGCAGATTATGATAAAAGATACAAAGAATTCTTTAGCAGTTATGATGGTGTTCAGGATTACTTTTGTTGGATTGAAGAACAGAAAAAATTACATAAAGGAGACCCTGAATTCCAAAAGAATCTTAGTTTGTTTACTTATAATAATAGTAAATGTGAGCAACGCAAATGTTTATGGACTGAAGAATATGAGTCTTATAAATTCGCAAAAGCTGAAACTAATCATTTAATAATGGAAATTGATAAGGTTTTGTCAGAAATTCCATCTGAAAAAAATGTTATTGGACCTATATCTGTTAGAAGACCAAAAGATGATTTATGGGATGAATTTGAAGATGATTTGTGGGATTATGATGCCGAGGATTATTGTAAAAAATATTATTATTTCAGAAAAGGATTTTATTCATCTGTTTCAAGTACGCCTGCGCCTAGACCTGGATGGACTTCATATGAAATTGGAGAAGATTGGTATAATGTTGTTAAAGAATAAATTGACTAAAAAGGCACGATGGACTAAAGTTGGTAAACTGGACTAAAGTTGGTAAACTGGACTATAACGAGCAAATAGGTAAGGTAATTATTATTATTATTATTATAAAGAAACTGTTACTAACCCAATATTTTTTTATCGTCTTCTAGATTTTCTTGTTTTTCTTATAATTCTTCCTTTTCTTGTTTTCCTTATAATTCTTCCTTTTCTTTTGCCGCCTTTATTAGTCATATTTTTATATTTTTCATCAATATCTTTAAGTCCAAAAATTTTAGAAAAAGGGTCTTCATCAACTTTAGCTGTAAATTTTGCGTGTCTTAATCTATATTTCTCTAAAATATCAGGCTTTTCTTTTTTATTAGAATCTTGATTATCTGTATTATCTTGATTATCTGTATTATCTTGATTATCTGTATTATCTCTTTTTCTACCTAATATTGTACTCATATAATATAAAAATATAATAATTACAACGACTTAATTTTGCTTCCAATAGTTTTATAATAATTATTATTATACATAATATTTTTATCTAGAGCCTTTGCTAATGTTTTATCACTTATTTTTAACTGTTTTATACAATCATACTTACAAATAAATTCTCTAATTAACTTATTTTCGGAATCATATTGTCCTATACCATTTTTATATAATAATGGCTCACCGTTATTTTTTTTAATAAAATTGTTTTTTAATACTTCTTCGCAGTCATCATATAATCTATAAAAAAAACCTTTAGTTATTGAAAAAAATTTTACGGGATTATCTAACGCGGATGATGATTCATAACCATTAAAATGTGCGGCGGTTTTTCTATCTATAAATACATTTATAATCTCTGTTTTCTCTTTATTTAGTTGAGCAATATATCCTAAATTTTGATCCTTTGTTTGTTTTGTTGGTAAAATATTATGAATTATATTGGCATCTAATTCTCTATGAACTAAAAGCCATCTAAATCCATTATACACCGTATTTTCAACAATTGCCTTATTAATACTTGGTCTTTTGATATTATTATCCTCTTTCATAATTTCAGAAACGCTTTCATATACTTTAATCAATTGTAAAGTTTCAGGATTAATTTTTTGTAATCTTGGACCAAGCGTAGTTAATGGTTCGTTAAAACCTGTTACTACTTTGGTTTGAGTTGAATTAAATTTGTCTAATAGTTCTTTATTTGATTTTTCTAAATTATCTATTTTAGAGGACATTTGCTTTACAGCTGTCAATAATTCGTGGATTAATACATTATCATTATTATTCGTTTTTAATTCAAGCATTAATTTTAATTGTTCATTTTCTAATTCTATTTTATTTGTATCATTATTGTTAAAATATTTAATGTTATTATTTATAATATTTAATAATGTTTTATAAGAGAGATTTTTTCCAATTAAAAATAATTCTAATTCAGATTCGTGTCCTTTTAAATCATTCACTCGGTTACCTCTAATATTTTCATTATTATGTAAAAAACTCTCAAAGTCTTTGCTTTTGTTAACGGCGAAGCAATCCAATAATAAACACTCCTCAAATTTAAGTTTATGTTCATTATATCTATCCTTAACGCCTCTGCGACTTTCTCCTAATTTAATAATATATTGCCCGTTTTCAAATGTTTTGACTTTAATTATATAAACAATTGAACCAATAGTGGCATATTCTTTTAATAATATTTTCTCTCTTTCTAAAACTTTTTGTTTCTCTAATTTTAATTCATATTCCTTTGCCTTTTTGTCTTCGATTGATTTAAAATTGTCTTCTACTTGTAATAGTTGTTTTTGTAAATCATATACACCATGTAATCTTATTTCTTTTATTATTTCACATACCCAATTTTGAAATTTCTCAGCAATAGGTTTTCTTGATTTAAATAATACTTTATATAGACCTTTTTCAGTAAGAAATGTTACTTGTTGTGAGCCACCAAGGGTGTCAATACTATTTACTACCTTTTCACTATCATCAAAATTTTGGATTGTAGCTCTAATATTAGTCATTTCTAATACAGTTCCTACATCATTTGCTCTAAATAAAGGTTCATTTACGGTCCCTTTTATTACTATTTCTGTATGTAAATTGTTTGAATTGAATGCCTTAACTACTTCCATGGTTGTATACATATATTATACATCCCTTATTTAAGTTGTTTTATAAAAATATAATATATGTTACTATTTTGTTTGCTTTTGTTACAACAAAAGCGATTTTTTATTGTTTTTTGCTTTAATAATTAAAAACCAATAATTTAATTATTAAAATATAAAATAAATAATGAGACGATAAATCGTAACATAGTTCGCTCAATTGGAATATGCTAACCCTCCCATCCCACTCATTATTCTTAAAACGTTATAGTTGGTAGCGTAGACACGCACTTTGGCAGTTTTAGTTCCCTCAACGGTAGCGTTGGAGAGCACAAGCTGTAAGGTGGCATTATCTATTCTGGAGAAGTTACACGTGCCGCTCGGTTGGTGTTCCTCAGGTCTCAAAGCAAAACTGTACACGTTAATACCCTCATCAGGGCATCTAGTGTGAGACTGGTAAGGCTGGACCCACGAGAAGTAAGATCCTTCGCGCTCAGAGAAGCGGTCCTGTCCGTTAAGCTGGAGCTTAGCGGTGACAACGGGGTTCTGTCCCCAACAATGCATGTCCAAAGAGGTCTCAGAGAGGACGAAAGTGCCGGCATCAGAAACACCAGAATTGTCCAAATGAGAAGTGTCGTTAAAGGCACCCTCGGCTTGTAGAGCGGCAATAACATCAGCGGAAAGTCCAGTAGTGTTAGGCTGAGTTGCTACGCCACCAAGGTTAGCCTCATTATAAGGATTTGAAGGGCCGTTCCAGTATCCGGTGAAACCAGAAGCAGGAAGGTACTCGTCCATAGCACCGGCGTCCTGGAATAATCCACGAGCATCTATGTAGGCACGAGAATCAGCGGCAATAGCGGCAGGTCCACCGAAAGCGTGGATGGCATTAGGCAAAGCATCAATAGCATCGGTGTAGTTGAAAGGCTGGGCACCAAGGACCTTGTACAAGAGAGCATCACAAGTCAAAGACGAGCAATAATCAACGTTCTGATCGGGCTGGACGACCCAGATAAGCTCCTTAACGGGGTGGTTAAAGTTGAGCTTAATCTTATTGGAAGAAGAACCAACAGACTCATCGCCGGTGAACTGGAGCTGAGAAATCAAGTATTCGTGAGGATTCTGGGCCATTCTTCGGCGTTCATCTGTGTCCAAAAAGACATAATCAACGTATAAAGAGGCGGCAACAAGAGACTGATTGTAGGCAATAGTAGCAGGAACAGGGCGTCCAACAACATATTGATTAGCAGCGCCTCCGTAAGGATTGGTGTTACAGTTCAAAGTTGTAACGGCCCACAAGCACTCATCAATAGGGCGGATATCAAGATTAATCTTGACCTCGTGGTACTGGAGAGCAATCAAAGGGAGAGCAAGACCGGGATTGGTACAAAACCAAAACTGGAGGGGAATGTAAAGAGTTGTCTCAGGAAGAGCGTTTCTGGGAGCACAAACTTGACGAGGAGCCAAAGAGTCACAAGGGCCATCAACGTCAGAGAAAGAAGGATCGGTGATGAAGGTAAGAGCGGTAGTGTTACCAATCATCTTGAAGTATCCACGCTGTTGCTCAGAACTCATAGTGAGCTGATTCCAGATATGCATCCAGTCACCATATTGACGATCAATTCTTTGACCACCAATCTCAACCTCAACCTGAGCGATGAGCTGCTCACCGGGGAAATCCAACCAACGGGCATAAACGCCCGAACTAACGCCAGCAGCGAAGGAGCCAACTCCCATAAGTTGGTTAATCTCAGGAAGAGTTACCTGAAGATAAGTGCGGTAAGCTAAATCACCGTTTCTACTAATAGTACATTGGACTCTTCGGCCAAAATCAGCCTGTCCATTAAATGTTTGTTCAATTGACTCAATTGCAAAGTTAGTGTATCTACGATACGTAACCTTCCAAAAAGTTATCTGAGGGTTACCAGTAAGGTAAACATCCTGGGCGCCATAAGCTACAAGTTGCATTAATCCACCTGCCATTTTATAATATTGCTAAAGAAAAAAATTTTTTAATTTTTAATTTAATTAATAATGTAATATAATTAATTAAATTATTTTATTTTAATATTTTTGTCATATCAAAATTACTTTTCATAAATGTAAGCAAATAATTCTCGTCTAATATTTCCTTTTTACCTTCGTGGTTTTTTTGAAAAATATATGAATCATTACGTTTTTTAATAGACCAACCTTCTTCCAAAGCATTATAAAGCAATAACATCTTTTGGAACTTAATATTATCTACTTTAAAATTTTCATTTTCTAAATCTAAATTGATTTTTAATTCCATTTAATAAAAAACAAGAAAACTATTATTATGTTTAAACTTGTTTCTATTAAATAAAATATTAAATAAAATATTAAATAAAATATTAAATAAAATATTAATTAATATAATTTGTTATTATTAATAATTAAATAAATAATTGTTAATAAATATATGCCGTCCTTTAAGCCTAAAAGTAATAAAAAATTTAAATTCAATAAAAAAAGTACAATTACACTGGATGGAAAACATAAGGAATTTTTAAATGATTTCTCCATAGATGAAAATGATAAAATACCAAATTTGAAAAATGAAAAAAATGAATTAGAAAATAAATTAAAAAATGGAGATTTACAAATTGAACAAAAACTTGATATGGAAGATAGAATTAATGAAATAAAAATTACTATTAGAGATTTAAAAACAAAAAAGAAAGACTATTTTTTGGATAATTCTCATCTAATATTTGATTATTTTGAAAATAAAAAAAATATATCTTCTAGTATTTCACAAAATAACAATTCGACAAATAATTCAAAATCAAAATTAGTTAATTCTTTTTTTAAAATACAAAATGTTTCTGATGAACCTAATAATTTAAATATGAAAAATAATAGTAGTATTGTTCAACAATATCTAAGCAATATTGATGATAACTTCCTAGATATTAATGCGTTTGTTTTTCAAACAGACATTTGTAAATATTGTAATAGTGGCGAATTGATTCCGTTGGAAGACGAAGGCATCTTAATTTGTAATAATTGTTCAAGAAATATTCCTTATTTAATTGAAAATGAAAAACCGTCCTATAAAGAACCGCCAAAAGAAGTATGCTTTTATGCTTACAAAAGAATTAACCATTTTAAGGAAATATTGGCACAGTTTCAAGGAAAAGAAACCACACAAATACCAATTGATGTTATTGAAAATATCAAGCTTCAAATTAAAAAGGAGAGAATTGAATTATTTCAAATAACAAATCATAAAACTAAAGAAATACTTAAAAAGTTAGGCTATAATAAATACTATGAACATATACCATTTATTAAAGATAAATTAGGAATTAAACCTCCTATTATGTCGCAAGAATTAGAGGAAACATTATGTAATCTTTTTATTGAATTACAGTCGCCTTATTCTAAATTTTGTCCTGATGACCGCGTTAATTTTTTGAACTATTATTATACTGCTTACAAACTTTGCGAACTTTTGGGCGAAATAAAATATCTTGAATATTTTCCGATGTTAAAAGATAAAGAAAAAAGGATAGAGCAGGACCATATATGGAAACAAATTTGCGCTGAGTTGGACTGGGAATTTATACACACTATTTAGAAAGAGAAAAGCTAATATTGTCTTTTTCCTTTTATTTTTTTCCTTTTATTTTTTAGACTTTCTTGTTTTTCTTTTTATTTTTTTAGATTTTTTTCTTGTTTTTATTTTAGAACCTCCATCAAATACATTCTCATTCTCATTTTCATCATCGCTTTCTACATCTGTATCTTCATTATCTTCTTGAATAAAACCGTTATCTAAATTATTTAGGTTTCCTACTTCTGCGTCTTCATCTTCATCTGGAATTCCTGGTTCCACTTCTTCTTCTTCTTCTTCTTCTTCATCTGGAATTCCTTCTACATCGTGATTTATAATAAACGTATTTAATTCATCAATATTAATATTATTATGCGCTAAAATAGAGTTCATTATTTCGGTTGCTACAATAATTTGTTTAGGCGTATATTCAAATGATTGTATTAAATCAACCGGTAAAACTTTGTTAAAAATATTAATTTTAGATATTTGTTGATTAGTAAAACCAAAATCTTCTAATTGTTGTTTTTCATCATTATTATAATTGCCTCCTTTCATTACTTTACGACTTTTTCCTTTTGTATTTTTTTTATATCTCTTCTTACTAACCATAAATAATATATATTATTAATATATTATTTATTTGTTATTTTCATAATCTTTCAATAAATTAATAACTTTCAACTTTATTTCCATTTTTATCATAAATCCATATATCGTATAATAATCCTAAATTATGCGCTGATGTTTGTTTTTCAAATACATTATTTTTTTCTTGATTTGTCCATGTTGATTTTACTTCAATACAACGATTCTGTGATTTAATGTAAATATCTACATAATGACGCCTTTTTTTATTATTTTTATCATAATACCAAATTACAGGCACATCTATTCTTTTTGTAACTAAATCATCTTCTTTTATTTTTTCAACAAATAATAATTCATCAAACGCAAAATTTTCATATCCTTGATAGTCAATTATTATACCAGACGGTAATTTATATTTTTTCAAAATATGTGAGTTTTTTAACATTAATTCTGCTATTTCCGCATTTTGAGAATGATGTTCAACTCCATATTTTCTCAAAGACGTTTCTATTATTTTTTGTTTACATTCTTCTGTTTGAAAATAATTTTCTACTCCATATTTTCTCAAATTTGTTTTTAATGTTTTATCTTTTATTTCTTTATTTTGTTGTGGATGTTCAACACCATATTTTTCTATATTTGTTTTCATAATTTGTTTTCTTATTGTTGGTGATTGTAATACATATTCAACTCCATATTTTTCCATACTTTTATTTTTTTTTTGTTCTTTAATTATTTTAGATTGCGAATTATGTTCTACGCCATATTTTTCTAAATTTGTTTTTATACCTTGTTCTCTTATTGTTTGTAATTGTAAAACACATTCAACGCCATATTTTTCCATATTTGTATTAATAATCTTAATTTTACCATTTTCTTTGCTACAATTTTCACAATATCCATTAATTTTTAAAAGTTCTCTAAATGGTTTTATAAATTGTTTTTCACAATTATTTGTTAAGCAATTTCCTGTTATAATTGTAGTTCTATTAATAAATTCATTTGAATAATCACGACTTAATATAATTGAATTATTATTACAAAATTCATCTAACATAATTGAATCAAATTTTGTGTTTGAAATTTTTATTTTATAATTTGATATTTCTTTCATACATGGTTCACAATATGCTCCTGTTTTAACTAATTGCCTAAAATTTTTATTAAATTTAGTATTACATAATTTATTTACACAATAAAAATCAATATAGCTTTCTCTACTTATTTTTATATTTTCATAATCTTTCAATAAATTAATGTTATTTTCTTTACAATACTCAATTAGGGTTTTACCTGTATATTTCATTCGTATAATATTATATTATTATATGAATTATATATCAATTATTTATTTTATACATTTGTTACCATATATCGTCTTATAATCCCGACGGCCAACCCACAAGTGATGCCCCAATTCCGAAACCGGCTCCAGACCTGGCACTTACTCCCATAACGGGAATATAAGTATCCAAAATACTAAAGGTAGCGGCGGCTGTTAACGCAATTAAAATAATTTCCTCTGGGTTCAACGAACGTTTAGGAATAGCATAAGCAGCAATAGCTACCATAAAACCTTCAACAAGATACTTAACAATCCTTTTAACAAGTTCATTTGTATTTACCAATCCACTCATTTATATTAATTAATAAGAAAAAAATATAATATATGCGATAAAAAACTTAAAAATTAATCGTTATTCTAATTAAAATGAATCGTTCTAAAGATAAGGCGTCTAAAAAACAAAGTTTTGAGAGAAAACAAGTGAATGGAAAATCAAACCCTAAATATGTTGACTTATTGGATGAAGATAAGGCAATTGCTGGCCAAAAGTTTGTTTGTGTTTCTTTTGTTTCACCTGAAAATATTTTAAAGAAAAAGGAGATATTTTTATTTGAAGAATTCCTAAAGAAGTGGGACTTCAATAAATCTATGGAAAAGTTTGTTCAATTTCTTAATTTTATTTCATATAAATACAATATGTCATTTGATGATTTGTCAGGGGATTTTAAGGAGTTTGTTAAGGAGGAAAAGGATATTTTAGCGACTACAAGTATGACAGACGAATACAAGACATTCTTAGACACTAATGAAGAGGAACTTGAAAAGTCGTTTGGGATTGCCAACAATTTTCAAACTTTTACTCGTGGACTAAAGATTCGTGGGTCTTATCCTAGTATGCCTGAGGCCGAATTGAGATGTAAGATGTTAAGAGAAGCAGACCCTAATCACGACGTTTTTGTAGGACCTGTTGGATTGTGGATGCCTTGGGACCCTGAGGCATATAAAACTGGTCGTGTTGAATACATGGAGGAGGAGTTGAACCAATTAATGCTTGAGAAAAAGAAGAATGAAGTGAATGCCAAGAACTCATTTGACCAGCGTGTTAAGGAGACAAAACAAAAGGCAATTGAAGAGAATATGAAAAATGCTGAAAAGTCTGGAAATACCTTAACTCAGACTATTGACGAACAAGGTAATTTAGTTGGTATTAATAATATTAATTCACAGGAAAGTTCATTAAAGGATAATGACAGTATTTCTGCGGCCGATATTCGTAAAGAATTGTTTGAAGGAGATAATATTATTATTGGCGAATCTGACCACGGACAGAGTTTACTAAAGAGCGGCCCTTTTGTTGTGAATAGCCAGGATTCTTTGGAAATGATGGACTAAATCCACTTTTTCCACTTTTTCCACTTTTAGAAAAAGTGGAGCAAAATAGTATTATATTATAGTATTATAGTTGAGCAAAATAGTATTATAAAATAGTATTATAGTGGAGCAAAATATATATTGATTAAGTTTTATTTTTTGGCTCTTCCTTTTCTAAAGGAGGATTTTCTTCTTTTAGTAACCCGTCTTTTATAAATTTGTTTTTTATAAATTCGTTTTTTAGACCTTCTTTTTCCTCCTTTATTAAAAAGATTTGTTACAGAAATCGGAGAAATCGGAGGAGAAGAAAAATTTATTTCATAATCTGAATTAAACCCATCGCCTTCTATTTCATATTTTTCTATTGCGTCTTCTGATGGTAACAAATATAATTTACTTTGACGACTAATAATATTCCATTCAGGTTCATTTTTATTAGCGCTAAATTTTTTTATAGCATAATTTGCTAATTCTGAATAATTTACATCAGAATATTCTGTTGATTTGGGGTTGTATTCAGAAGTAGTTAATACATCTGTTATAATGTTATCTAATTTATTATTGTAATCAGAATCATTTAATATGTCCTTCTTTTGTCCTTTTGTAACAAATATATTAACACATTCTCTTAAAAAAGAGCGAATTTCTTTTATACTTTTACCCATAGTATTATTAAATTATACAAAGAATATAATTTAATACAATTTAGATAATACTATAATCTTGCTTATTTATTTTGAAAGTAAGATTTATAAAAGCAAGATGTGCTTTTATATTTTGAAAGCGGTTTTTATAAAAGTTGATTACCATTTTGTCTTTTTAACGCTAATTTTGGGTCCTTGACCTCGCTTCTTTACATTAGCAGGGTCATATTTCTCTTCTTCGTCGTCAGAATTGAATCCTTTTGATAAGTCCCAGAATTCTTTGGAACCTAATCTAAAGTCGTTATGGTGATCTGCTTTATACCAAAAAACTTGGTCAGTTAATTTATTTGATTTTGAATTATTATTAATTACTAAACATTCATAGTTTTCAGTACATTGATCCATAACTTGAGAAAAGGCTTCAAAAGTAGGGAACATGCCAGCATAATTTTCATAAATACGTTTTCTATTTGCTATATAGGGTTCTCTCAAAATAAAAACGTAATCTATATTTGTTCTTAGTGTAGGTGGAACGCCTAGAGGATATTGCATCGTAATGATTAACATTATCTTCCAGTGTCTCAATTATACCATTTTCATTCAGACATTTCCTTCTGAAATCATAAAATCTATGCTTTTTAAATGGGCATAACATCCTCTCGGATGGGTTTAGAC